CTGGCGGTGTTATTGCGTCACAAATTCAAGCTACTACTGGGACTTCTTATACAGTTACGGTAGGCGCAGGTGGCACAGGTGGAGTTTCTGGCACTTCCGCTGGAACTAATGGTTCAAATTCTGTTTTTGGAGCAATTACTGCAACAGGCGGTGGCAGGGGCGGCGGGCAAGGTGCTTTCCCCGGTGCTTCAGGCGGGTCTGGCGGTGGCGGCTCAAATGACAACATCGGGGGCGCTTCTACGGCGTTGCAAGGAAATGCTGGTGGAACGGCTATAGCTTCTTCTGCTGGTGGCGGGGGCGGCGGTGCTGGCGCTGTGGGGGCGAACTCTGGCGCAGGAAGTACTGGTGGTCAAGGCGGTATAGGTTACCAATCATCAATTACAGGAACTGCCACATATTACGCAGGGGGCGGTGGCGCTGGGGCAGCATTTAGTAGCCCTGCTGGTGGTTCTGGTGGCGGTGGCGCAGGAACAAATAACACCTCTGGAACGGCTACTGCTGGGACAGCAAATACAGGTGGCGGTGGCGGTGGCGGTGCTTATGATGGTTTGGCTGGCAGTGCTGGTGGAGCAGGGGGTTCGGGAGTAGTTATTCTTTCTATACCTACGGCAAACTACACAGGCACAACCACAGGCTCACCTGTTGTCACAACAAGCGGCTCAAACACCATATTAAAGTTCAACAGCTCAGGTAGCTATACAGCATAAGGAAAGAAAATGCCAACAACTATTTCGGGTTCTACTGGTGTTGTTGCTGACACCTTGCAATCGACAGGCACAGGAGCGCTGACTGTTCCTGCTGGCACAACTGCACAACGCCCTGCAAGCCCAGCCGTTGGTATGCAACGATGGAACACTACACTTGGTCAGTTAGAAGCATGGAACGGTTTTTCTTGGTCTACCGTTATTAGTTCATCCTACGCAATTTCATATTTTATGGTTGCAGGTGGTGGTGGCGGCAGCTATGGTAACGGTGGCGGTGGTGGAGCAGGTGGTTATATAAGTTCTACTGGCGTTACTGTAAACGCAGGCACTTCTTTGCCCGTTGTAATTGGCGCAGGCGGTGCTGCTGGAATTAGCGGTACAAACCCTGCTGTTGGCGGAAATACTACTTTTAATTCGTTTACAGCGATTGGTGGCGGTCAAGCAGGTCAAGGCAACGGAGCAACAGGGTCGGGAGGCTCAGGCGGTGGTGCAAACGGACAAAACTCTGTTTTGGTTACGGGCGGTGCTGCGACTAGCGGTCAAGGATTTGCAGGTGGGGCTAATGCTACTTCAGCAAATTTTGGTGGCGGTGGCGGTGGCGGTGCAAGTGCCGTTGGTGTGGCAGGAACAACAGGTGCATCAGGTGCAGGTGGTGCGGGTATTTCAAACTCGCTTTCTGGCTCTGCTGTTACTTATTGCGGTGGTGGTGGCGCAGGTCGTACTGCTTCAGCAGCTACAGCAGGTGCAGGTGGCACAGGCGGCGGTGGTGCTGGCGGTGGTTTTGACGTAGTAGGAACATCAGGCACAGCCAATCTAGGAGGGGGCGGTGGTGGCGGCGGTTATGGTGCAGCCAATCAAAACGGCGGTGCTGGTGGCTCAGGCGTAGTTATCATTTCTTACGCTGGCGCACAACGAGGCACAGGTGGCACAATTACCTCAGTCGGTGGCAACACTATTCACACATTCACATCTAGCGGCACATTTACATCTTAATTAAGGAGACCAACATGGGTCATTTTGCAAAAGTAGTAGACGGTAAAGTCACACAGGTAATCGTTGCTGAACCTGAGTTTTTTGATACGTTCGTGGACAGCAGCCCCGGTGCATGGGTTCAGACTAGCTACAACACAATCGGCAACAAGCACGTTAACGGTGGCACACCTTTGCGTGGCAACTTTGCTGGTATCGGTTACAGCTACGATGCTCAAGCTGACATCTTTATTCCACCACAACCATTTGCATCATGGGTACTTAGCCCGTTGACAGCTTTATGGGAAGCACCAGTAGCTATGCCTGCTGACGGTAAGAGCTATGAGTGGGATGAAGCTACTACAGCTTGGAAAGAAGTTGCACCTCTTGAAGTTTAATTAAGGAATAAATCATGGCTCTTGATATTCAGGGTACAGACTATTTAAAACTGCCTGTCGGCACAACAGCGCAACGTCCTGCTGTCCCTGCATCAGGCATGATTCGTCAAAACTCCACAACGGGAAACCCTGAATGGTATGACGCTACAACTTCATCATGGTTGCAGTTCAGTCAACCTGCTGGCTATACGGTTAATTACCTTGTTGTAGCTGGTGGCGGAGGTGGTGGTGTAGGTGTTGCAACAGTTTCTAACGGCGGTGGTGGTGGTGCTGGAGGTTTATTAGCTGCATCTGCAACATTGTCATCTGGTACTGCATACACTATTACGGTTGGCTCAGGCGGTGCTTCTGCTACTACAGGCTCAAACTCCTTAATTTCTACAATTGCAACCGCAACAGGCGGCGGAGCAGGCGGAACAACTACTGGCTCGTCTGGAGGCTCAGGCGGTGGTGGCGCAGGCAGCACATTAACAAGCAATGCAGGGGGCTCTGGAACTGTTGGTCAAGGAAATGCTGGAGGATTGGGCATGTCCTCTGGTGCTCCCTATGTCGGTGGTGGCGGTGGCGGTGCAAGCGCATCTGGAACAGCAGGTTCATCTAACGGCAATGGCGGCGCAGGAACGTCTAATTCAATTTCTGGTGCTGCTGTTACTTATGCAGGCGGCGGTGGTGGTGGATCAAGTTCCTCGCCTGCTGGAGTTGGTGGTGCTGGCGGTGGTGGTGCGGGTTCAATATCCGGTGCTGGAACGGCTGGCACAGCTAACTTAGGCGCAGGCGGCGGTGGCGGCGCTAACGTAGGAGCAGGAGCAGGAGGCGCAGGCGGCTCAGGTATAGTAATCATCAGCTACGCAGGCTCACAGCGTGGCACAGGCGGTACGATTACATCGTCTGGCGGCTATACTATCCACACCTTCACTTCGTCAGGCACTTATAACGCTTGAAGTATCTAAAAGAAGCATCAATACTATTCGGGGCAATTGTCTTGCTTCCGGTAGTATTGATTGTGATGACAACCTTGATTCCGTGGGTAGTAGCAGCGTGGATAATCAGCAAATCTTCAACATAATTGTGAGCGTTGCAGCTTTCTTAGCTGTGTACGTTTTTAACAATATGACTAGGCAGATTCAAAAGCTCGAAGACAAAGTGAATGATTTGCCACATACCTACGTTCAGAAAGACGATTATCGTGCTGACATTGCAGAGATAAAGTCTATTCTCAAGCAGATATTTGAGAAGCTCGATAGCAAGGCAGACAAGTGAAAGAGGCTCGTGAAAATGTAATGTCAGTGCTGACATACATAGATAGCCCGTTTAAGCTCCTAGTGGTCGTTTTGCTCGCTTTGATGGGCTTCTTTGGTTACTTTGCATACCAAAACCAAGGTCTGTTCCTAAGCGTCTACATGAAGTCGCAGGAATTGCCAAAACTCAACGAAAACCAGTTTGATGACGCTGCTGTTTTGCTTTTTAAAGAGACAAAAGCTGATTTCGTAGTCATATTCTCTGTCAATCCAATCGTCAACAAGCGTGTAGTCCAAAGAGCTTACGCTAAAGACGGTACTCGTGAGAAACGCTTTGAGGGCGTGGATGTTGGGTTGTTTACTGCAAACCAAGCCAACAATAGTGACGTTGTAAAGCTAATGTCGAGCGAAATCCCGTGTGGTGAATACACACGAGCGCAGTCTGAGATTGGTCTTTGGTACATCAATCAAGGCGTGACTTACACCTGTCGCATATCTGTGCCGCCTGAGATCAACCAGTTTATCGGTCAAATTACGGTTGGCTGGAAAGAAAAACCAGACACAGCACACGTTCACGATATGTTGTTAATTGCAGCAACCAAACTTGTAAAGGACAGACGATGATACCGATTTTGGACATTCTTGAGATTGGTTCAAAATTTGTTAACAAGCATAGTGGAGTTTTTTATAAAGATTGCATTGATTGTGGTAGAGAATTGCCCAGTAAAATGTTTAGAATCAGAACTGACAGCAAAAATAAACAACGTAGACCTTTTTGTTTTGATTGTGAATCTGATAAAAGAAAAAACAATTATCAAGAAAACAAGCCAAAAATACTTGTTAAAGCACAAACTTATTACGAAAACAATTATTTAAAAAAACGGATGTATCAACTTGCTGCTACGGCAAAAAGAAAAAACCTTGAATTTAATCTTGATGAAAAAGATTTGGTTGTGCCTGAATTTTGTCCGTACTTGGGGGTTCGACTTACCCAAGTAGTTGGTAATGGCGTTGTGTGGGACAATTTGTCTGTGGATAGAATTGATTCGTCTAAAGGCTATATTAAAGGCAACATACAAATCATAAGCAGAAAAGCTAACTCAATGAAAAACATGGCAACGGAAAAAGAATTGATTTCTTTTGCTAAAAATGTACTACTAATACATGGAGTAAAAAATGATACCGCTTCTTGATATATTTAATGTTGCTTCAAAAGTAATTGACAAGATATTTCCTGACGCTAACGCTGCGGAAGCTGCAAAACTTAAACTTTTAGAGCTACAACAGTCTGGCGAACTTGCTAAGATGCAAGCAGATATGCAAGAGCAAGGCGAGCTTACCAAGCGTCAAGAAAACGACATGAAGTCAGACTCTTGGTTGTCTAAAAATATACGCCCTATGACGCTTATAGCGATTCTGGCAGGCTATTTTACGTTTGCCATGATGAGCGCATTTGATATGGAAACAAACAAAGCATACGTTGAACTGTTAGGTCAATGGGGGATGTTAATTATGTCCTTTTACTTTGGGGGCAGGACGTTGGAAAAGATTATTGACATGAAAACTAAAGAAAAAACTATTGAAGCGGAGATTAAAAATGCAAAGTAATTGGGACAACGCTTTTAAGATGATGCTCGCTTCAGAGGGTGGGTATGTTAATCACCCGTCTGACCCAGGCGGCATGACCAATCTTGGCGTGACTAAGCGTGTCTGGGAGGAGTGGGTGGGTCGTGAATCGAACGAAAAAGAGATGCGTTCATTGACACCTGAGATGGTTGAGCCGCTCTATAAACGTAAGTTCTGGGATGCTTGTAAGTGCGACGAGTTGCCCAGCGGGATTGACTACTTGGTGTTTGATTTCGCTGTCAACGCTGGTTGTGGTCGCAGCGCAAAGATTCTACAAACTGCTGTGGGTGTAACGCCTGACGGTGGGATAGGGCCAATGACCCTAGCCGCTGTCAACGCTCTTGACGGTGACGAGCTGATTGAAAGGTTTAGTCAAGGCAAAGAGGACTTTTACCGCAGCTTGAACACCTTTGATACTTTTGGCAAAGGCTGGCTAAACAGGGTTGCTGCGGTAAAAGTTAAAGCTACGTCTTTGCTTGCTTAGAAACAAGTGGTTGTGCAATTGCCGGGCGAGTAGCAACAGGTGGTGCAGGTAATAATGCGCCCACCTGACATATAAGTGTGCGTTGTGCAAGCTGCATACGCTGCGGTGGCTGATAACGCTAACACGACTGCGACTATGTACTTTTTCATTTTTTATCCTTGATTAAGTAATAACGTGCAAAATGCACTTCACCATCGTCAACCATATAGGTCACTATGTTGTGACCTCTTTGTTTTAATCTAAACACAATGTCGGCAAGTCTGGTGGCATGGTAAAGATTGATTGCTTCCCAAGAAGTAATAGGTTTTTTTTGCAGGTGCATCAGAACTTGATTGATTTTGCTCATTTTGTTATCCAGTACAAGAGTGGCAAGAAACCGAAAACAGCAAACAGCACAAGTGCGCCAAGCACCCAACCCTCAAGCGGGATGCGTTGATCGTCTTTGGTGTAGCGCAGGTAGCTTTTCATTTGTCGTGGTGTCCTTAAAGTCCAGTTTGGATGCGAATAATCTGCTTGTGATCCCCAGTTCGTATTGCGATTCATATCCACCCCTCAATTTCATCTTCTAATTCTTTAACTAGTTCTTTGTACTTTGGATCGTGTCTGTTACGCACAAGAATCATCACAATGTTGTGGAGTGCGTCCCCAGAGGCGATGCGCTTGTACCAACTTAACCAATCAAGCCCGTCTTTATCGATGCCGTGAAACTGAATTACATTCATTACGTCATTAGCGTCTTGAATGTTTAGATCAAACCGCTCATCATCGTATTCGCTCATTTATGCACCTGTATGTAATGGGGGCTTGCGCCCCAGTTATTAAATAATGCTAATTGCTACAGAATCAAATCCTGCAAATTTTTTGTTTTTAATTTTTGGTTGGTTTACGCCATCCCATTCCCATGTGTAATCAGAGTAAGCCTCTTGCGCTCTAGCTAAAGTTTCTTCAACTGTTGATTTGCAAATGCTGCACACATAAACTGCTGGGGTTGTGTTTGTGTAGATGTTTAAGTATTTCATTTATGCACCTGTATTTAGTTATATGGCGTTGTTGCCATAACTACATATTAAGCTAACTTAACAAGTTATGCAAGTCTTTTTACTAGGTGTTTTCCCTAAGTGTGGTATTTTTGTTGGGGTGCGGGTACTAGCCGGAACTAGGAGGGAGGGGACACCAGCGTTCCCCGCCTCTTGATTATATGTTGTTCTTCTTCTTGTAGTAAGCAAGAAGATACTGAAAACACTCCCAAGCATCAGCCAAATCTTGCTCTGAATGCTCAATCAGCCGTACATCACCAGATTCTGTGAAGTAGACATTAGCGCATCGTGCTGTAGGTAGCCCTAATCCTTGTCTATAAGCCGCCAGTTGCATTATTTGTTCATGGTAAGGGGTAATCTTGCTCAAGTCCCCTTCTTTGCTCTTAAAGTCCACCACGATGTTTGCTGAAATCAGGTCAACTTTGCCACCGTAGCCACCAAACGCAAAACTGCGTTCAGCTTCCCAGACATGGTTTGTTCCAAAGTGTGATTCAAGCGCAGTGTTGACGTTATGCACAAAGTCTGGAAACACAAGGTTTTTGCCTTGGTAGTATTCCTCAAGCACACCATGCAATCGAGTTCCACGGTCTGCTGCTTCACGTCCTGTGCTTTTGGCATCAGACATGACACGCTGCAACCAGTTTTCTTCTGATTCGCCTTCAGCTCTTGGCAATGTCAGCGCAGCAAGCAAAACCTGTTGCTGTAGCCAGTTGTTGAGGCCTGGCTTTGCAAGCAATCCCGTAATTGTCGTTACTGACGGGACTAGCCCACGTTCACGAGCGTCTGTCAGGCGTGTATTGCGCTCAACACCGTTTTTACCAATGATGCGATAAGCTGGCTCACCCGTCTGGGTGTACCAATGACCTGATTCTGAATCTGCTGTTTTGATAATCATGCTTCTCTCGCCTTCATAAATTCGTCAGCAATCTCAAACGCTCGTGTCGCAGCAGCTTTTGCCCATGTTTGATCGTCAATAGGAAGTTGCCAGTCACCAGCGCACATACCTGCAATGACGTGTGCTGCAACGTAATCTCGCAGCATCATTCCATGCGCCATATTGTCTGTTTCTAACCATGTTGGGAAAGCGGGTTGGCTAATTTTCATTTGTTCACCTGTTTGGCTAATGTTTTAAGCATTTCAATGGCATCTTGTAGGTCTTGCATGGCACGAGGGTCTAACACCATTCCCTCGTACCATTGCTGAAGCCTCCAAGATATTAGGATTGCTTCTTCAGTCTTGTTCATCAGAAGGGCACGCTGTCCAAATCATCTTCAATTGGCATAGTATTGCCTTCTTTAATTTGGCGATATGCGTCAGGTTTCTTTGGTGCTGGTGATTCTTCAGACTTACCGCCTAGCATTTGCATATGGTCAGCAACGACTTCTGTAGAGAATTGCTCTACTCCGTCTTTGTTTTGCCATTTGCGTGTAGTCATTCTGCCAGCGATGTAAATCTGCGAACCTTTGCGAAGATACTCACCACAAACGCCAGCAAGTTTGCCAAAAGCTGTAATGCGAATCCACTCTACAGATTCCTTTTCTTTTGACTTCCATCCACAAGCGATTGAGAAGTTTGTAATTGCTTCACCAGAAGCGGAGTAGCGCACTTCAGGGTCACGCCCTAATCTTCCAATAAACTCACAGCGGTTTAGGTCGTTTGCCATTATTTTGTTCCTTTTGCAGCTAGTTGAACTTTGATACCGTCATACATTGTTTTGAGCAATTCTTTTTGCGAATCAGGCGCAGACTTGTACCATTTTGCAAAACAAGTCTTCAAAGCGTCTAAATCGGGTTGTGCAGCCATTTCGTCTACTGCGTAATCCATGTCTATGGTTACGGCAATTGGCGGCTTAGGCGGCGTTTTTACAGCGGCTTCACCGTCATCGTCAGCCGAGGCAATACCAAGCGCAGATTGCAGGCTATAGCGTTTTGCATACGAAAGCGCTGAACCAAAGCCCTGTGCGTCTTGCTTGCTTGCAGGGATAAACAGCGTCCCGCAAGACATTTCTTGACCTGACTCGTGAATCAATACAGTTTCTACTGCTACACCACCGTCGGCTGTATGCAGCTTTTGCACAAATGCAAGACCGTTACCAGACAAAGCTGGGCGCACAGCGTCAATGACTGATGCTAGTGAGCTGTATGCAGATTTAAAGTGGGGATTTTTACTATCTTTCGCTGCGTGGTTCATAGCAGCTTGAGCTTTGACTAATGCCTTTGCTAATTCATTCATTTTTGCACCTATATGTTGTCCTGACGGGTATGTCAGTAGGTAGATATTAAGCTATCTAAACAGATTGTGCAAGTATGAAAAAAGTAGGCTAAAAAAATAAACTTTCTGCACCCTTGTTCTGTTGGGTTAAGATAACTACATGGACAACGGTAAAATCATCACGATTCTAGGGGGCACAACTAAAGTTGCAAAGTTGTGTGGGGTCAGTGTTCCTGCTGTTAGCCAGTGGAAGAACAACGGTATACCGCCAGACAAGCTGATTTTTATGGCTGCTGAACTTGAGCGACTGTCTCAGGGCGTGATACACCGAAAAGATATTTTTCCAGAAAGTTGGAAAACAATCTGGCCTGAGTTGCATTAGGTCAAAAAGTAGTAGATAATTAGTTCGTAAATGTTGCTCTGGCCGGGCGATGTTGAGAAGCCGTTTTAGTGTGTGTCTTGGTTTTTTGATAAGTGTACTTGGATAGTATTTATCAAAAAATAGTCCTAGAAATAGGATTCCGGCCAGCAAGACACGCTCTAAAGCGGCTTTTTTTATTGGCTCGTACTCCATACGATAACAATGCACCTACATGGGTGGCGTGGAATAGAACATAGGCTACTGTACACCCCAGTGCAAGCCTCGCTGACTTAAATGGGTACAGCACAAGACTAGAGGACATGGTGGGACAAGACTCTAGCTCGATTGAACATTCACTCTGTGTAGCTCTGGTATCTATTTGTGCTTAATCAAATATATGTGCATAACTTCTGTCATAGATATGGGATAGGTCGGTACAGCGTAGGAAACTACACGCTTACCACCCTTGGGGAAGTTATGTCTCAAGAATCTATACAAATAACACTGTAAAAATACAACATCAAAACGACTTGCTAAAACATAAAACAAGTATTAAGCTATCTTAACTACATGAGGATGGTATGAAAAAGAAGCAACCAGAAAAGATAGACAGATTTGCAAAGTTATACACAGGCTTTAAGTTGATGCCAAGACCGGGCAGTATGGACTTTATGAAGTACCCAACACGCATTAGCAACTCACTTTTTTACATGGATGGTTATGGAGCTGACAAACACTCAACAACGGATTCTGAAAGCGATAAAAGAAAACGACTGGATAAGTGCAAAGGAGATAGCTAAGGTCACTGGCATTCAGCAAAACCACATTCGCACAGCAATGAAGACTAAAGCGTTTTATGACATTGAGCGAGGAATCAGGGACACAAAAGCAAACAACGGTGGGCGCTATGTGCGGGTGTACAGGTTTCCAAAGAAAAGTAAAAGCGCAGTAGAGCAAGCACTTCGATTGGCAAACCAGCATCAAGGCATTTTTGGACAACTTTATTGGGCAAACAACATTTATGAAAACGTTAGCAGAGTGGCTTAGAGAGAAATTCAAACGGGAAAACAGCAAAGAACCTGTTGAACCGATTTGCGATTGTTGTGGGCAAGTATCAAAGTTGACTGACGGACTATGTGACTGGTGCTCAAGATTTTATAAGGCGCACAAATGAACATTGACAAAGCCATTGAAATACTGGAATCAGGATTGGTTACGCAGCAGGAGCAGGAGCAACTGGTGACAATGCTGCAAAACATACAAAAGAACGCTAGACGTGAATGTTGTAACTTTTTGATGAAATTGCACGACGAATTTAAGAATCAACACAATCATTTTCACGTCGCTGCTGTCAAACTTTGGGAGGTGGATAAATGAACGACTTCATAAAAGAAACTCTATTGCAGCTTGGCTTTATTGGTTTTGTATTTGTCGGCGGCACTTTGCTTGTTTTGTTTTTGTTGGAGGCTTTTAGATGAACGAACGAATCAAAGAGCTTGCTCAAATGTCAGGATTAGCCGCAACAAGCAACGGCACTTTGTATTTACTGCCCATTGGGGTTATTCACATTGAACGCTTTGCCGAGCTAGTGCGCCAAGATGAGCGTGAGCTTTGTGCGAAGGCATGTGAAAGGGTGCACGATGACTACATTAATGACCGCAATAATGATGGGTATGATTGGCCTGATGGTCATGATTGTGCCAATGCAATCAGAGCAAGGGGAAACACATGAGCATCGAAGCAATGAAGGAAGCGGTGGAGGCTTTTGAGCATATTCAAGGCATGAGTTGGTCGATAGTAACTACAGCAACTTGTAAGCGCAATATTGCAAACTTACGCCAAGCCATCGAGCAAGCAGAACAGATAGAACCGGAAGACTGGAGACATTATCGACATTTCCATGAGCAAGCAGAAAAGCAAAAGACTGAAGAATTTGTTAGCTGGAGTAAGGAAAAAGAATTTTTTGATGCAGCTCACGCACCACCACGCAAAGAATGGGTTGGCTTGGATGATGAGGATTGGATGAATGTTCCAGATTTTCAAAAAGAAGGATGTGAGCTTGATGCCGCAATATATGACTGGATTGAAGCAAGGCTAAAGGAGAAAAACACATGATTGACGAAAAAGAAAAAACATTACGTGATTTTGTCCATGAAGCAATTGTTCCATTGATTGAGGATGTGATTGTCAAAAAACTTTATCAAGCCTTGGAAGTTGTGGCTTCGGAGATTAAATCACCACGCAAAGAATGGGTCGGGCTGACGGAGGATGATATTGTAGATTTGTATTGCCAAGTTGGAGACGAAACAGAATGGGCGATTGGTGGACTAAAAGACGCTATGCCTTTTGCTAATTTGGTCGAAGCCAAACTTAAGGAGAAGAACACATGACCTTTAATGACTTTTGGTCAAAATACCCTCGCAAAGTAGCTAAAAAGACCGCTATGCAATCTTTTGCGAAGCTTCCTATGGATGAACAGGAATTAGCAATTGATGCGCTAGAAACGCATATTGAGTATTGGAAGCTAAAAGAGACAGCAACTGAGTACATACCGCACCCAGCGACATGGCTTAATCAAGGTCGTTATTACGATGAGCTAGATATGCAACCTAAACAACCTAAAAAACCTGCGTTGCCTTGGTATTCAACAGAGCAATTGACGATGGATAAAGCGAGGGAATTGGGTATGACACCACGTCCTGGTGAAGATATGGGTCAATTTAGGTCAAGGATTGCACAGAAAGTAGCGGAGGTTATGTGAATGAGTTGGCTCTTTTCGCAGGCGCTGGTGGAGGAATACTTGGGGGACACCTCCTTGGATGGCGAACAGTCTGCGCCGTTGAATGGGAACAATACCCAGCAAGCGTATTGTGCGCCCGACAAAATGACAAAATTCTCCCGCCTTTCCCGATTTGGGATGACGTACAAACCTTTGACGGAAGACCGTGGCGAGGAATTGTGCAAGTTGTATCGGGGGGTTTCCGTGCCAGGACATCAGCGCAGCAGGACGAGGAGCAGGAATTGACGGAGAACGATCAAGTATGTGGAAACACATGGCAAGGATCGTTGGCGAGGTTAGACCCCAATACGTCTTTGTGGAGAACAGCCCAATGCTCACTACTAGAGGACTTGGAGTTGTCCTTGCAGACCTTTCCACGATGGGGTTTGATGCAAAATGGGGCGTTGTATCAGCTGCCGATATTGGTGCAAACCATCAGCGTGAAAGAATTTGGATCAGAGCCAAACAACGAAACTTTCTTTCACACACCGAACACAATGGGATTGGACGGCGGCAGCAACAATCGGAAAGCATTAAAGAAAAAGATGTGGCTGACACCGAGAGTTGTAGAAATAGACGAATCACCGGAAAATTTCAGACGCAGAATGAACAGCAAACGTCAGAACGACAGAAAAAACGGGTTTGGCAGTTTGACCATGCAAGTGAAATGGCCAACACCAATGAGTTCAGAACACAAAGCCAACCGACAAATACGGGGAAACCATCAGAATGGTTTGACATCAGCGGTATTGACGGAAGAAATCAAGAAATGGCCAACACCAAGAACGAAAGGGATGTGTGGAGGGACTGGATCGTGGGATTTGCTCAACAAAAACACAACGATACAGGAAGCAAGGCAAATGGGTGCGGGGAATGGTGGGCAGTTGAACCCAACGTGGGTCGAGTGGTTAATGGGATGGCCGCCAGGGTGGACAGACTTAAAGCCATTGGAAATGGACAAGTCCCTTTATGTGCAGCAACAGCTTGGGAACTCTTAAAATGAAAGACCAACACGATGCAATCGACTATATCTACAAAACAGCGCCTGATTACGCTGCGGCAAAAGGCAAACTTGCGGAGCTTGAAACGTACAAATCTAGCCTAAAAGCCATCCTAATGAAGCAAAGCTACGAAACGGCTATTGGAGCGCAGGAGCGGGAAGCCTACGCACACGCTGATTATCAGAACCTTTGCAAAGCTATCGGTGAAGCTACAGAACAAGCAGAATTGCTGCGTTGGCGGCTAGAAAGTGCAAAAATGCGCTTTGACGCATGGCGAACAGAGCAAGCAAGCAACCGTAACCTTGAAAGGATGACCAAATGATTGACTACAGCTCAACCCTAATTAAATTGATGGCGGCTGTTAAGATTTACCGCCAGTTGATCCTAAAAGCAAAGTTTGAAGAAGCTGCTGACGTTGCGGTAGATATGCAGCTTTTGACAAACGAGTTACAGCAATGGACTGAAGAACAATGTACAGAAATTTAAAACTATTAGAAGTTTGCCGCCAGTTGCCTTGTCAGATTTGCCAAACTGAAGACGGTACGGTTGTTGCAGCGCATAGTAATCAATTGCTTGACGGTAAAGGCAAAGGCATAAAAGCGCACGATTACCGCATTGCAGCATTGTGTTTTAGCTGCCACATGGATATAGACCAAGGCAACAAACTATCAAAAGAGCAGCGTCGAGAGTTTTGGGAAATGGCGCACAGAAAGACAATTGGAGAGCTGTTTGAAAGAGGCTTAGTCAAATGCTAATGACCCTGCAATTACCGCTCCCACCGTCCGTAAACAGCTATTGGAACAATTTTAGGGGGCGCACAATCCTGAGCAAGCAAGGGCGAGACTACAAACTAGCAATTCAGGAATACATTGCAGCAAACGAAATCCCAAAACTGGGCGCACAGCGTTTAATGGCGATGATTACGATATTCCCACGGGACAGACGCAAAATTGACTTGGATAACCGCCTAAAAGCGTTATTTGACAGCCTTCAGGACGCAGGCGTATTTGAGGATGATGAGCAATTTGATAGCATAAGCATCAAAAGAGGTGTTATAAAAAGTGGTGGTGGATGTACAATTGTGATAGCCACTTTAGAAAACGAGGCGTAAATGGACTATCCAGCCGTATTCGTATCGACGCTGCTACATAGCGCAACCAATGCTCATTTTATGCACTTTCAAACGGAAAGTTACGCAGAGCAGAAGGCGTTGCAAATGTATTATGAAGCCATCCCAGACTTGGTTGATGACTTCACAGAAGCGTATCAAGGCAAATACGACAAGATAAAAACCTATCCGGATGACTTTCATCTGGCTAAAACGCCACAGAAATACCTCAAAAGTTTGTGTGATTTTGTCGAAGAAATCCGCAAAGAGTTGCCAAAAGACACGCCATTACAGAATATTATTGACGAAATTGCTCAATTGATTGACTCAACGCTGTACAAACTACGCTTTCTCAAATAGGTGGCATGATGGACGGATTACCTGAAAACCCAGATGCACAGCGCCTAGCAGATATGCTGCGTCAACAGCAACTGCAGAAAATGATGCAGCAATTCCAAGTAAATACGCCTGTTGACCAATTGCCGATTGGTATGGAAAACCAACAACCACCAATGCAAAACAACATGGGCGCACCTGTGCAAGTCGCTGGTGGTCAAATGCCTGACATTCCTGTGCCACAAGGCGTTCCACAAGGGTTTTTAAACCCACAGCAGACATTCCAGCGGGGAATAAACATGACCCCAATGCAAGTTAGTGGAAGTATGCCAATGGGTGAGGGAAGGCTGCACGGGAACGTGATGGGGTCAAATGTCTCAGCGCCGGGCTACAACCGCACAAGCCTAAATCAAGTTGGAATGGGTTACAGCGCACCAGTTGGGGGCGGTACATTATCAGCTAATGTAAACGTGCCAACACAAGGTAAAAATTACGGTGCTATGTTGCGATACAACAAATCTTATTGACAGGTGCAGTATGACAGACGCAGAACGACTTGCGCTAGTGCTTCAGCAAAATCGGTCTGTGCCGATGGCTACACCTACAGGCGAGTTTATTCCTACACCGCCATTAAACAAACCAGCACAAGTTAACCCATATAACCCAATTGGCTTAGGTGAAACAGCGTTAAGTTTGGGAACTGGTGCAATTGCTGCACCATTAGCAGGTTGGTATGGCGCAGGAACAGAATTGTTTGGTGGAGACGGTAAAGCCGCTGCTGGCAAATTAGCCGACGCTTTGACATACAAACCAACAACAGATTACGGGCAAGCCTCTGCAAGCTCATTTAGTGACTTTGCAGACAAAACAGGGATTAGCTCGCTCCCGCCAGTAGTAAGCGGTATTCCGACACCACGGCTAGGCGCAGGCGCAACACGCTATGCAGGGCAACAGTACGGTGTGCCTATGCTAGAGAAAAGCCTGACAATGTATGAGCAAGGCAAACTAACGCCGGGCTTTAAGCCAATTGCGGAAATGTCTGACACTTCGTATAGAGGCAGTCATGTTGCACCAAATGCAGAAACTTATGGCGCAACTTTAGACAATTTGTCAGGAATTATGCCTGCTGATGTTTATTCGTCTAAAGGGATTAGACTTTACGGTATAAATGATCCTGCAATTGACAGAGAATGGTTTGCCGCAGCCTATAGAGCAAAGAACAAGCCTGATGCAGAGGTAACCATTTGGAGAGCAGTTCCAAAAGGTGTAAAAGATATAAATAGCGGGGATTGGGTAACGACAAGTCAAACTTACGCTAAAAATCACGGTGAAAACATTTTAAACGGTGAATATGACTTAATTAGCTCAAAAGTAAAAGCCAACACACTTACAAGTGAAGGTTATCCGTATGAATTTGGATACCATGAACCGAATAGAAAAGAACTATTACAACAAGAATTTGATAAGCTCGGTAAATGACATATAATTAACCTATCTTAATCTCTAAGACAATTGAGTATGGATATGGCAGAAACTACTGTAGTTAAGACTAGGAAGAAGGCAGGCGGTCGTGTCGCAGGTACGCCTAATAAGTCCACAGCGAAGGCTAGAGAGGCGATTGCAGCGTTTGTTGATGGTAACGCACACCAATTGCAAACGTGGCTAGAACAGATTGCTATGGACGATAAGTACGGGCCAAAGACAGCGTTTGACTGCTTTATGGCTGTAGCTGAGTACCACGTTCCTAAGCTCGCAAGACAAGAACACGTTGGCGCAGACAATGGCCCTATCGAAATGGTGGTCAAGTGGCAAGACGAGAAGTAGTCTTACCGTATAGTCCTCGTAAAGCGTTCAGACCGTTTCACTCACGCACAGAGCGTTGGGCTTGTTTAGTTGCTCATAGACGAGCTGGAAAGACTGTCGCTGCAATTAACGACATTGTTCGTGCTGCGTTGATGAGTAAGGACGAATATCCGCTTTATGCGTACATAGCGCCCTATCGCTCACAGGCTAAGTCTGTCGCATGGGACTATCTGAAACACTTTGCAGAACCTGTGCTTAAAAGCTCAAATGAGGCTGAACTAACGGTCGAGCTAGTAACAGGCGCAAAGATACGCTTGTTCGGTGCTGACAACGCAGACGCTATGCGAGGATTAGGCTTTTCAGGCGTGTTTATGGATGAGTACGGGGACTTTAGACCTAGCGTCTGGGGTAACGTCATTCGTCCTACTTTGAGCGACAAGCAGGGCTGGGCCGTGTTCGCAGGGACACCCAAGGGCAAAAATCAGTTTTGGCAGATATATGACCAAGCGTCTAAAAGCGATGGCGAATGGTTTTGCCTAAAGCTCACAGCGTCAGAATCAGGGTTGTTGCCTCAGACTGAGCTAAATGCTGCAAGAGCGCAAATCTCTGAAGACCAATACTTGCAGGAGTACGAATGCTCATTTGAAGCCAGCATTTTGGGCGCTTACTACGGCACAGACCTGCGACAAGCTGAAGACGATGGGCGCATTACTAACGTGCCGTATGACCCGCACCTGCCAGTGCATACAGCCTGGGACTTGGGATACCGTGATGACACCGCAATTTGGTGGTATCAAGTTGTTCGAAATGAAATACATTTAATCGACTTTTTTGCTATTTCCGGTGCTAATATTGATGAAATTGCGAAAATAATCAAAGAAAAGCCCTATAAATACGGAAAACATCAACTTCCGCATGATGCAAGAGCTAAAACTCTAGCAGCGCAGGGCAAGTCGGTTATCGAGCAATTGGCTGAACATCTCGGTATAAACAACATGGCAATCGTGCCAGACTTGGGCGTACAAGATGGGATTCAAGCAGTACGGCAATGCCTTCCGATGTGTTGGTTCGACAAGACTAAATGCTCGGATGGACTTGAAGCTCTGAGACAGTACCAGCGGGAATACGACGAAGACAAGAAAGCGTTTAGGGCTAGTCCAAGACATGACTGGACTTCACACCCGTCAGACGCTTTTAGGATGATGGCAGTCGCTTGGAGGTTAGAACCTAAAGTGAAGCCACCAGACGTTGTGAAACCGTTGATAGTTGGCCCAGAGAACACGGTCACTTTGAACGATATGTGGGCAACTTACCAACCTCCAAGGGGTAGCAGGATATGAGCGGAATCCAACGTGGTTATGGATACCAGTACGAAACAGTCGCAGCTAGTCAGACAGCACAAGTGCTTGGCGGCTCAGGCGCAGCAGGCGATTACCTGCACCGTCTAATTGTCACCGTCAACACAGCGTTGACTTCGACAGTCACGCTAACTGATGGCGTTACTTCAATACCAATCGTGCCAGCAAATAGCAAGTGGCGTTGGCGTGTTGAGTATTGAGCTGAACATGGCTTCTTTGACCTCTGGTTGGAAAGTCACCACAGGCGCAGGCGTTACAGTAGTGGCGGTTGGTCAATTTAGCTAAGAGGTTCTAAATGGAAGCTCTAACAGGCGTTCAGAAGTATCTGAACATCATTGCTCAATACGACAATGAGTTCAAAAAGTGGGAAGCTCGCACTCAGAAGATAGTTAAACGCTATCGTGATGACAACCGCAACCAAAACACAAACGAAACAGCAAAGTTCAACATTCTGTGGTCTAACGTACAGACGCTGATTCCTGCTGTTTACGCTCGTTTGCCAAAGGCTGCGGTATCTCGTCGCTTTGGTGACAATGACCCAGTTGGGCGTGTCGCTTCGCAGCTTATTGAACGCTCGTTAGACTTCGAGATTGAGCATTATTCAGACTTTCGTAGCGCAATGCGTCACGCTGTTGAGGATAGATTCCTCGGTGGGCGTGGTGTCGCATGGGTACGGTACGAACCGCACGTTGTGGCGCAGGATATGCCAGAAGATGGCTATCAAATTACTGAAGACGTAGACAAAGAAACGGGTACGGGTAACGAGGGAAATGCCGCAACGCTCGATGGTAGCGCTGGCATGGACGCTGAACCACAGGAAGAAATTGAGTACGAGTGCGCTCCCACCGATTACGTCCATTGGAAAGACTTTGGGCACTCAATTGCTCGCACATGGGAAGAAGTAACCCAAGTCTGGCGCTGGGTGTATATGACTCGTGAGGCGCTGATTGAGCGATTTGGCGAGGAAGTGGGTAACAAGATACCGCTGGATGCAGGGCCAGAGACCAACAAACAGTACGGTCAAAACAACCGTGACTTCACACGAGCAAAAATCTGTGAATTGTGGGACTTGGAGACGGAAAAGGTCTACTGGTTAAGCAAAAACGTAGGTCAAATCATTGACGAGCGTGATGACCCACTAGGATTAGAGGGATTCTTCCCTTGCGCCAAGCCACTGTACGCAACAATGACGAGTGATACGCTTATTCCTGTTGCTGACTTTGTGCTGTATCAAGACCAAGCGCAAGAGCTAGACATTCTGACAGACAGGATTGACGGTTTAGTCAAAGCGTTGCGTATTCGTGGCGTGTATGACGCATCACAACCAGCTTTACAGCGTCTGCTAACCGAAGGCGACAACAACACGTTGATCCCTGTGGATAAGTGGATGGGCTTTAGCGAGAAAGGCGGTCTAAAAGGCTCAATTGACATTCTTCCGATTGACCAGATTGCAGGCGCATTGATTCAATGTTATCGGGCACGAGACGAAATTAAAGGGCAAATTTATGAAATCACGGGTATTTCAGACATTGTTCGTGGTCAAACTTCGGCAAGCGAAACAGCGACAGCACAGCAAATCAAAGGACAGTACGCAGGTCTACGACTTCGCTCAATGCAAGAAGACGTGGCACTTTTCGCCTCAGAACTAATCCGTCTTAAAGCGCAGATTATCTGTTCTAAGTTCCAGCCACAGACAATCGTCCAGTACGCAGCTGCGGAACAGATGAGCGATGCTGACAAACAGCTCGTTCCTCAAGCGCTAATGCTGATTAAAGACAAAGTGTTGCGTAACTTTAGGATTGAAGTCGCAGCAGACAGTCTTGTACAGATTGACGAGAACCAGAACAAGCGTGACAGGGTTGAATTTCTGCAAGCAATGGGTGGCTTCTTGTCGCAGGCGTTGCCAATGGGTCAACAAGCACCTGAGCTTGTGCCTATGCTTGTGGATATGGTCAAGTTTGGTATGTCTGCATACAAGCAAGCAGAACCGATTGAGGGCACGATAGATCAAGCGCTTGAGCAAATGAAGCAAAAGCAGCAGATGGCAGCACAACAGCCGCCACAGCCTGATCCTGAAATGGTCAAAATGCAACTCGATCAACAGCGTGAGCAAGCTCGTACTGATGCGGACATACAAATTGAGCAAATCAAAGCGCAAAGTGATGCTGTTCTTGAAAAACAAAAGCAGGACTTTGAAGCATGGAAAGTTCAGTTTGAAGCTCAGAACAAGATCAACTTGGCTAGGATTGCTGCAAACCCCGGCTATGACATTCCATTGATTGAGCAACAAGAATCAGCAATTGTGTCGATTTCGCAAAGCATGAAAGACGCAATTACTCAAATGGCTCAGTTAAATCAACAAATGATGGCGCTACAGGCTCAAACGATTCAACAAATTGAAGGCGTGAAAACGATGGTTTCTGCGCCAAAACGAGTGATTCGTGGACTTGATGGAAAGGTAGCAGGCGTTGAGGTTGTGCAATGACGCTTGAATATTCCAACGCTACACGACACGCTCAAAACGAAGGGTTAATTACTTATGCTGGAACAGGTGCGCTATTTAATCTCTACAGCGGTACGCAGCCTGCAAATGCAAACACGGCGATTACTACGCAGGTACTTCTCGTAAGTATGCCGATTGCAGGCGTGTTTGGTACTGATACGGATGGGACGCTAACGCTTGGTGCAGTCACGCAAACAAACGCAGTAGCATCGGGTGTTGCAAGTTTTTTCCGTATTTTTAAGGCTGATACCTCTGTCATTATGGACGGCTCTGTTGGTTTGTCTAGCGCAGATTTAATATTGAACACTGTAGACATTGCTGCTGGTCAAAGCGTTGATATAACAGCAGGAACGATTATTCGGGGTAACGCATGACAGTCACCGTAAAACACCCATTTGTAAGCACAATTCCTG